GTTCAAACGAACGGCTGGCTGATTCATTTGCCTGCTTGACTCTTTGAGCGGCTGATACGGCACCGGTATCGTCAACCTTTACATCAAAAGCGATATCGTTAGCCATTATCTAAACCCTTTTCAAACTTTTCTAACTGTTCAGCCATTCTGCCGAGCTGTTTTTTCTCGAACATACCGGCCATTTCTGGCGGCCTATTCATGGCAATGTAAGTAAAAATATCTTTAGGCGAACACTGCCAGTACTCGTTAGGTTTCATGCCGTAGGCGACGCACTCACGCAGCAGATTAGGCCATAAGTCGCTAAGGTCTACTGCGCTTGTGTCTTTCCCTCGTCTGACTGCTCACCTTCCCATGTTGGACAAAGTGCTGTCAGAATGTCGCTGAATGCGCTTGTCACCTTGGCTGTATTATCCAGGCTGTTGAGCGTATCCCAAATATCCATAGGGTCAACATCAACACCGCCTCTAGATAAGATGAGACTAATCAGCTTTGAGCCTTTGGCATAATCAGGAATTTCACCCTTGAAGATATCGCGAGCCAATAAGAAGGGGCTGCCCATTTCGTCGGTGATGTCCTGTGCTAAATCAATAGTCACAGGAACCTCGACTTTATTTTCACCCCAAGTCAGCTTGATTTTGCGATAGCTCATATTAAGCCACCGGATCGGTAAATGTGGCCGCGCCAGTAGATGACATTGAAAGACTAAACTGCATCAATTCACCAACTGAGCCTGAATCCTCAAAGCTATCTAAGAAGAAATCGCCACTAATCACTGAGCCGCTTGTGCCTGCGTCATCGGCAGTACAAGTAAGCACTACAGCGTAAGCCTGTGAGCCTGTTTGCATGGCAGATTTCAACAGTGAGTTGTTGCGTGTTACACCGCTACCGGTGAAAGAAATTGATTTCTGAGTTGGCGTTGCATGGGCGTCTGCCCATTCACCGGAAGTGTCGCCGGAAGTGTCGCCGCGTGAATTTGAGATTGAAAGCGATTGCTCCACTAAAACAACGGCAGTACCGCCAATTGTTCCGGTCCACTCGCGTTTGTGAATACCTGCACCTACTGACATGGTTTAATCCTCATGGTTGATTTATAGTCATTCTAACTGGTCAAACCACTAGACGCAATATTTATGGTATTGTGGGGCCGGGTCAACACTCAACATTCACAGAAAACCTAACCATCCAACGGCCTGAGCCTGTGCGCATGGGTCGGCCAACTGATTCGGCGGTGTTGACTACTTTCATGGTGCCGCTATCATACGACAGGTTGTTAAATAGGTACGTTTGGCAACTTGTCGCATCGTTTACCAAGGTCAGCCAGTCATCGGGTAATTCTGACACATCACTAAATAGTGTTACTTGAATCAGGTATCGAGCGGTATCGGTGTTTGATTCTCTGCCGGTAGCGTTAACCAGACAGATTGACACGCTATCATTAGTAAACGGCAGTGCTGAGTCATCCCAGAAAACAGCATGGTGATAGCCAGTGAGCACATTGTCGATTAGTGTAGTACGAATAACTTCCGCTGGTAACGTGCTTGCGCTCATTTGCTCATTTCCTCTCTAAATACTTCGCTTAGGTTTATGCTCTGCAATCCATGTTCAATCCAGCGTGATTTTGCGTTAGGGTTTGTTAGTGCTCCACGCTTACCGGATGCGTCAGGGCCACGCGGAGACCAGTTGTCATTGTAGTACAACCAACCGGCATAGGCTGTCGTATGGTCGCCGCCATAGCTTAATGTGACAGACCATGTGCCACCCTCTCGAACAGGCGTGGTCACTTCCTTCGACTGTAGCAAGTCGCCCGTATCCATCGGCACAAAGTAATCAGAAGCCGTGCCAAGTCGCCATGCGGTCATGTAACAGGCATCTTTTGCCTTAACCTGTAGATCTTTGGTCCATGCGTCCAGCTTGTTGTTTGCGTCCGTGTATGACTTTCCTGGTTTAAATGGCATTAGCCGGTCAACAACACATAATCTTTACCGCCAACTAAAGGCGAGGCGGTTTCCACCTTGACGATTTTCTCAGCGCCTGACACTGGCGTTAAATCGGCATGTTCGCCCACCGCAATCATATCACCCTTCTGCGCGCTGGCGTATTTTGTCACATAGGTTGTATTGGGCTGGAATTCTTCCTGCTCGTCATCACGGCGAATAGCGCCACCATTCTTGAACCTAGCGTCAAACGTAACAGGCGCATCCCAGCCGCCACCGTATGGTGACGATGATGTATCAACAGTGGACTTGCGCCATATAGTCACAGTCTCTTGTGGGAATTGGCCGATAATGGTGCTCATCCGCGCTGCACCTGTAAAGGATACGTGCCACCCTGACCAATAGCGGTCAGCACACAGGCTCCCGCGTCCATACCTTGAAGCAAATCAAGATATTGATTGCCGGAGCCTTTGCTTGTGTCGAATGATACCGAATCGCCGGTAAAGCTAGACTGGCTTGAAAGCTGCCCGCCTGACTGCTGCACAATCATCGCCGCAACGCCGTACATCTTAGCCAATTTAGCCTGAGCGTCACTGTAGCCGCCTGTGGTAATACATGCGTCTGCTTCGTCAACCACATCAATAATCATTTGAATTGATGCGTCTGACAGGCTGTTAGGTACAAAATCCCGCACCTCTGAAACTGTTATCGTAGCCATTGTATTTTCACTCTACCGTTACGCACGTAGCGTATTGTTGTTATGCCCTGGTCACGCAGATATTTGCGCAACGCTTTAGCCTACTCCAGTGTAACCTGTTTATCCAGCCCGTGAATAGTCACCTCATTCATGGGCCAGAAATACGAAAGCACCGTAAAACATTCGTATGTCATTTCGTCCGGCGTACTGCCTATCTCACCGAACCGGTATGGTTCGATAAGGGACTGCATTATTTAAAGATAATCCCTTCTGGGTCAGGCGTATTGGCTGTTAAGTTGAACCCACCAGTTGAGCCTGTTGCAACAATCACTGAACCATCGAAACACCTGATAGGCTGACCACCTGTTGAGCTTGCAGTGCCGTTCTTGAAGTTAAGTCTAGATGCCGTACAAGACACAGCAACAGTGTTGCCTGTAGTAGTAGCATTGACACTCTGAGCATTAACATCTGAGCCTCTATTTACAACGATAGGTGTAGCACCAGACGCTGAGTAACCAGTGCAGTCTGCCGTTTCCATCTCGACACACGACGAAGTAATATCAACAGCCCTTACCGTAGAAGCGCCTGCTGAGAAGTCAGCAGCATAAGCGTTAACCTTAGAGCTAAACTTAACATCCATACAGTTTACGGTTGCACCTGAGCAGTTCATCCCGTCGGCGTTCAGTGTTGATGCGTTATCAACCAGCACGTTAGTACCTAGACCGCCTGAGAAGTCAGCGCTTGTCGCTGTGACCGTTGAGCCGCCACCTATAGCAAGGTTGTACTCCCCGCATCCTGTAGCGCTGCAATCTCTCACGTTAGCAACAGATCCGTTACCAGCCCTTATTCCGCGAGTTCCAGCTCCATCCCAGATGCTTCCCCTTGCATAAGCAAAGCCGTTGACTAAGTAAAGCCCCCGGCCAGTTGCGTTTTTGACTCCTGCTCCTTGCAGTACTACAACCTTTCCGCCCCAAGCGGCCATTACGCCGTGCTGCTTGGCACTATCAGCAGAGCCTGACGTGTCCATATTGAACAATACGCCAATATTCGGCAGTTGTCCGCCATTGACCGCCAAGAATGCCGGAGTTGAGTTGTAATCCAGATTGGTGATATTCGTCGCTGCTAGTGCGCTGCGCTGAATAGTCACCTCCGCGTCATCAGACGTAATGGTGCACCCTGACAGGTTGATACCATCTACAATAACCTGCTCTGCCATAACAAAACCAGAAAGCAAGTTTATTGTTACTTTTGGATTAGACGGGGTTAGCCCTTTTCCTAGTGACAGGTAGAACGCTTGCGCCTCGTTAATGGTTGAGAAGTTCCCGCCAGTGCCAACCGTCCATGTAACATCTGAAGTTATTCCGGCTGCTGGTGATGAAACAACACTTGCCACACCCCCAACCAACTGCACCTCATAGGGGCCGTCGGAGGCTTGGACTTTGATTGACTCGTCAGCGTCGAATGAATAATTCTTACCAGCGAAATAGCCCGATGCAGTAACATCTGCGATAGTGTCAGCGGTAAAATACTGATAGGTTCTGTCTGCCAACTTAACCAAGCAATCACCATCTGAGCTAACGATAGCCACAAAGCTATTATTAGGACATAGGCAGTTAATTGTCGCGTTACCAGGATTGTTAAGCGTTACCGATGACAGGTCAAAATAACCAGCCTGTGACACGGTATAGCGGTCATCGTCGGTTACATACTTAAAGTTATTGCCGGTCTTGGAGCGCGGCATTTGCTCTAGGTTTTTCAGATTAAAGGCCATTACTGCCGCTCCTCCCATTCGAGTTGATAAAGAAATTCGCTATCTGTTGTGCCGTTGATATTCGTAAATACCAACAGGAAAGTATTACCAGCGGCTACACCGGACGCGTTACCACTTGCTGTATAGCTTGATGATGCCCGACTACCGCCACCCGATGTTGGAACAAGGTAAGATGTACCTGTGCGCTTGGGTGCAGTTGTGCTGAATGATGTTGCAATGCGCTTTTCAATCGTCACGCCGCTTGTGGGATGCGAAGCCAAACCGCTAACAGACAGGTCGTTGTTAATTGGTGAAAGCTTGGTGCTTGTCACGTCTGCCCACGAGCCGCCGCTAATAGTCTCACTGCCGGTGAACGGGTAAACAATGTATTTGCGACCACCAGCCCACCCGTTAATTAGGCGCAACTGTAGTTTTAGCGGGTAAACAGTTGTAAACCGATAGATGAGAATATCAGTATCAGCAATCGCATCAGCGCCGCTGCAGTCGTCAAAGAATTTGAACTGCAAGTTAGCTTCAAAGCTTGATTGCTGATTATCTACAGCAAAGCGCGCAGTGTTTTTGTTTTGCGTGGTCAGCAGAAAGTCTGCCCACGCATTGGGAATCAATCTATTCAGAATCGCCATTGCTCGCCACCTTCTTACGTCTCGTGCGTTTAGGCTTTGGCGCTTCTTCTGGCTTGAATTTAGCGTCGATGATTTTGTAACCCTGAGCACGCAATTCTTTTTTGCGTTCAGTCGTTACAGGGTGAGGCTCGTAAATGACTTTCATAGCTGTCTCACTGGTTAGACCACTTGTTACGTACAGTTTACTATAATGGCTAGAGTTTAGGCAAATTTGGAGAAGGGGAATGATTGAATCAATAGAGCATGCAAGGCTATTGTACAGAAATGAATACCGCCTTTGCGCTGAAGTTCTCAGGCTGCCAATTAAGCGTTGCGAGAAAAGAGCACAGGCGGCTTACTTCAAGGCGCTAGGCTACAAAGTGAGGGTTAAGTGATGAATACGCTAACATTAAGGTCATACGAGTGTACTTTAGATATTCAACGCGAGCAGGGCGTGACGCTGGATGCATTTTCCCACTCTAGTGTGCTAATCGACCCTCATCGCTACCACCTTGAATTTGAAACAGAGGATACAGAAAGATTTGAACTTGGGGAGAAGTGGGATGTTGCCATTATTGAATATCGCGACCTTAAAGCATCAAACCCGGCGCTAGCTATTAACGAAGCGCAGAGGTTTGTTTATTCTGGAGCAACATACCACGGAACATTTATCGTTCAACATAAGTGGGAGCACGGAGTTGAAATGGTTTGCGAAGGTGAGCTTATAGGTGTGATGGAGGGCATTGGTGATGAGTGAAGAAGATTACGAATACATATTCCGTGATAGGCACGAATCAAGCATTCCGTATATTGACGCGGGGGATTTGGATGATATACGCATTGACGGTAGTTTTTCACTTGGTGAGCTTGAGCGGCTTGTGTGGGCATTAAAGGATAGGGAGGGCAAGTGATGATTAAAGAAACAGCAGTAAACGGCCCGTCATTTGTAAGTCGCTGCGGTGGCGGTCATGGCGGTGCGTGGATAAGCACAAGCGGCGGGAGCGCTGGATCATCTAGCTTTGGCATCAAAAGCCTTGAAGTTGACACGCGGAAGGGGGTAAGCGTTCCGTACTGGGAAAAGCGCGTCAAGCAGATTGGAAAAGGTAAGCGGCATTATTTTTATATTGACAAAATGTGGCACTACATTGAGCTTGATGAAGTCTTGCCGCCACTTATTCATTACAATGTCAGAATAACAAAAAGCCCCGCGTAAGCAGGGCTTCTTTATCTTAGCTAACCTTATGACTGGTCGCCAACAGTAAGCACACCAGCAGTATGCTTGATGTCTGTTGCGACTTTATCCCAGTTAGTGCCGGTTGCAATTTCCGCATCAGTCGGAGACTTACCTCCGTTGGTTTCATCCCAAGCGTAACCTTTCAAGCCAAGACCAAACGTGTAATCAACCTGCATTGTAGTTTCAATGCGTTGGTTGCCGTTAGTGGTCTCGATGTTGCTGATTACGTCGCCTGCATCGTGAACTACTGCCGCACCTTCAACCAGTGAAAGCACTTTGTAGTCAGTGGTCGATACAGTCAGCGCTGGCGCATCGGTAACAACAACCATCTTGCCTAAAATGTCCACAACGCGCACGTTTTGCGCTTGGAACAGCTGAGGCGTGTTAGTCAGGTTCTGACCAACTAGGTTGTGGTAAGTCGCACCGTTCATAATCTGGCAAACCAGATTGCCTGAGTGGTCGCCGAACTTAGCATGAGCAGCGTTCATTGCTGAGTAGCTAATGCCATCAGTAGCTGAAACGTCATTGGTAGCCGATGCCTGATTCTCGATAGCTGCAACCAGTGCCGCAATAGCGGTGTTTAACTGGTCCTGCATCATAGCTTCAGCAAAGTTACGGCTGGCAACTTCGATACCGCGTGCGGTAGGTTGGCGCAACCATGTAAGTTGTGAAGGCTCATATCGAATCGGGCCAAAGCCACCAGCGATTTTAACGCTTGAGTGCTTCAGTTGGGTCAGGTCGGTCGCAGACGCAGAAGAGTTAGACGCGTAACGGTCAACACGACGCTGCGCAGAGTGAATAGCCGCAAAGAATGATTCTTGCAGGAAGTCACCGTCAAAGCCTTCTGTAGTCAAACGGATTGCACCGGCAGACGCTTGGTTAAACTTGTCAACCATTTGTGCCAGAGTTTCAATTGTGGCAGGCATGATGTATTCATTAAATACCTGCATATCTGATAAAGCCATAAATCACCTCAATTTGGTAAGTTAAATTTACTTGCAAAATAGGCAGCACGACTATTCTTGTCGCCGCCAATGTCGGCCTTTGAGGTGGCACGGCCCCCGTTACCTGGCCCATTTAAAAGCCCGCCGCCGGTTGTAACGACAGTGGTTTTCAGCAATGGTGCAAAGCTGGCATCCTGTTTGATTTCCGCTTTGAACTCGTCCAAACTCAATGATGTGGCACGGCCCTCATCATCAAGAAAAACTACCTTTCCGGTTTCCGCGTTAACGTCAATCCGGTCGGAGATAAGGCGCTTAAACGCTCTACCACCTGTATCTGTTGCTAATTCTGCCGCAAGGTCAGAAACTAACTCATTTCGTTTACCGGCTTTAATTTGGCCGGTCAATTCGTCGAGCTTTCCTGTTAACTCATTAATCCGCGATTCGCTGCGGGATTTAAGGTCATCAATCTGCTCCTGATACTGCTTTTCAATTTCGGCAGCATCGCCTTTTGTTCTCGCCTTCTCCATAGCTTCTGCTTTAGCCTTTTCGATGGCTTCAAGTTTCTGCGCTTCAAACTCACTTAACTGGGTTTGCGCTTGCTTCCACTTGCTGTCTAAATCGTTCGCGGTTTGCTTAACTTTAAGCATCCCCTTATGGCTAAAACCTTCACCGTCTTCCACATATTGCTCTTTTGCGAAATCCGGTAATTCCTCGTATTGCTCTTTGGTTAGTTCTGACATTGGCACGGCCTATGTTTCTTGAGGCTCCACGGGAGTCTCTTCTTCTTGGATATTTTGTACCGATTGGTTTACGTTGTCAACTGGTCGGGCCACCGGTGCATCTGCCACCTCCATTTCCAGCTCTTCGACAATTACGTCAATCTCTTCACTAGTCCAGCCGCCTTTCTCAAGTTGGCGCATGAATTCTTTCTGGCTGATTTCGCGGTCAATACGCAATTCACGCAGCACCCGAACCTCATCAACAGTTAATCGTGGTGTTGCAAAGTCGCGAGGCAGGTCAATGGATACCTCACCGCTCTTACCCTCAAACACCATGCAATATTCAATAACGCGAATAAACGCACTTTCGATGCTGGTCGATAATGATTCAAGCATGGCATTCTGGTCGCTGGCATTAATGTCTGCCTCAGTCGCCGTCATGGTGCCAACGTCTGACTTAACAGCCCCACCCATCTCTGATATTTCTTTTTTGTTGTGCTCGAAATACCACTGGAAATCTGACATTTCAGCCGACGCGCTTTTAACGTCTACTGTTACACCTTCAGGCAGGTTATTTACTGAGCCTGGACCTGTGGCTACGTATGCGCGACCGTTGTTAGCCTCTTTGAATATCTTGCCGTCACCCTCTTTCCACCCTTCAGTGTAGGTGGTAGGTGCTAAGTTGCGTTGAGTCTCTTTGTACGCAGCAGACACACGATAACGGTGCAATGTTTTTAGGCAGACAGGGTAAATATAACCCATGCCGCACGGTAGCTTGTGGTCTTTGATTTTCTCAAGTGATACGAATTCAGCAGGTATGTACTTTAGCGGAGCGCCGCCAACCATCACATAGGAGCGCTCACCTTTCTGCTGCTTCTTATTGCTGTTGTAAATGATTTTCTGCTGGTAGTAATTGCCTTCGTCATCGAGCGCCAGGATCAAGTAAGATTCAATGTCGTCATGACTCATTGTCTCTTCGTCGAATTCTGTGCCGCGCTCAAGTAATGCAAGAAACGTTAACTGCGACACGCCGTTGCGTTTACCAAATGCCCAGTTAACCACATTTTTTCGAGAGTAAACTTTAATCTTTGCGCGCGGGTTCGCTGCGTCTGATTGCTCTTTGCTAACGTCGGTCAAGTCAACATCACCTAAGCCGTTATAGTCAGCAGCCACGACGCACCAGTTATCAACCAGTGAATCAGAAGCCGCTACTTCCATTAACTCGTAAATAGAACAGCCGTTGCCGTCAGCATCTTCTTCAAGGTAGTCAAGCGGTATTTTTGTCGCAGTATCATCTATACGCATCTTGCCAAGTAGTGAGCGCAACGTTTTGGCTGGGTAATCATCAAACTCAGCACCAGCGATGAATTCACGATAGCGGATAATCGCGTCATCTGTTTCGGTGTCAACCTGTGACGGGTGCGGCAGGTAAGTGTAGGTCATCGACTTAACCCTATCCTCACCTTGCAAACAATCCTCAGCAACTGACATTTGGAGCGCTGCGAATGGATAGTCTGGATGAGACTCAATACTCACCACTACCTTTGTTCTAATGCCATTGCTGATAATGTACATAATTAACCTTTACTCGTTTTGCTCCAATTTTAGCCACTGGTCTAACCACTTACAAGCCCAATCGCTTAAATACTGTCGATTCCTCTTGCTCAAGCTCGTTTAATGTGATTGTGCGTCCTGTCATATCCGTGAATTTGGATAGCGATAATTTACCGTCAAGAAACAATTTAGCCCTTGTGGTGCCAAGCGATGATTCAACAAACCATCTAGGCTGTCTGCGCAACCATGCCTCGTGGCTGGTATCGCTTCTAACTGTTGTCGGGTCGAATGCGTCTTTGTCGCGCTTGCCTCGATACTTGGGTTTGCCATCTGTGCGGGCTTCTTTCTTCTCAAACGCCTCTTTTGCTGCCGGTCCTGATTTACCGCCTATGGCAACCTGCTGACCTGTTAGCTCGAATCCTTCGGGCCCATAGATTAGTGTGCTACGACAAAAATAGTGGAGAGGAGGAACCGGTAACTTCGGGTCATCAGCCTTAAACCGTTTTTTAGAATTGTTGCGACATATCAAACTAGTCCGATTATCCCACACAGCAACGAATATCGCTTCCTGATAGTACTTAGGGTGCGCAGATACATTGGCTCGTCTCGCCTGTTGTACGTAATGCGTGAAGGCTGTTCTGGCTAATGACTCAGCGCGGGTTTTCAGTGTGCCGTCAAACTCAGCGCGGATATTCTTTATCACCTGATTAACTGTCTCGGCGCGTGAATAGCCCTGTCGAACCATTGACATAATGCGCTGATTGCGTCCGGCGTTATTACCAGTGATGAATTCATCCCAGAAGCCAGCCTGCTTTGACTGCTCCATGACAATCATTTGCTCGCCGATAAACGATAGGATTTCATTTCTCGCCGGTGGCGTTAGCTCAGTATTGCGAAGCATGTAACGCACTTCATACAATGCCGCCTCTTGCATATCCTTGGTGTAATCGGCCCAGCCTGAGTTCAATTCGATGATGCGTTGTATGCGCTTCTCGATAGTCTCAAGCTGTTTTGGCGTGCGTGGTAAGCCGCCGTCAAGAATAAGCAGCCTGATTAACCGGTACGTTTCCTCTAACCCTGGATACACAGACGCGTTGATATACCCTGAATTTAACCTATCAAGGTATACCTCGTGCATTAATTGTGCGTCTAGGTTTATTGTGATTGTCATCCAAACCTCGGTGCGGCTGCTGGTTTATTATAGTTTATTATCATATCTTGGACAGCATCCATCATAGGGTCTATTTGGTCATCATGCTTGCCGTTAGGGAATAGTGAATGCTCACGGATAAACTCAGGTAAGAATTGCGAATCTCTAGGAAGAAATACGCGCCCAGACTCTATTACCGGAGCAGCGTCATACGCTCTAGTAATTTTATCTCTGTTCCTTTGTATATCGCCAACTAGCATTCTTTTTTGCCTCATCTGCTGGATAAGCCCTGTTCCGCTTGCTTTGTCCTCTATCTTCATTCTTCTTAGGTTACCATTTTTATTAGATGAATGCTTCATCCAAAACATTTCTGCCATCTGCAATAATTGCGGTGCTTCCCATTTACCTCTAAGTTGGTCTATAAGATAAATGCCGCCTTCCGATTTACCCCAGCACTGAAAAACAGAATAGTCGTTTTCTTCGCCTGTCTTTTGGGCGGTATCCGCATAAATCATTCTATATTCAAACTCAGGCTCTTTGTCGTAAAACCTCCACCAATCATCCTTAAATATGCCGCCTCCAATAGGGCTAGGCTCCTGCATCATCTGCCCTGAAAACATGTAAGTGTTGGATGCTCTAAGCCTGTGCAAATCTTCAGTGACAAATTGTCCATCCCAAAACGTTTTGTCGCTTTCGTCAAGCGCAGGTATCTTAATATGTTCCCAATCTTCGCCGTTTCCGCCATTTAGCAAGAAGCCGCTCAAGTCGTCCTCATGCAACCTTTGCATGATAACAATGATTGGTGTGTCTGGTGAGTTCTTACGGCTCTCCATGGTGGTGCTAAACCAATCGATGACATTCTGCCTCATAGTATCACTGTTAGCTTCACCAGCCTTGTGTGGGTCATCTATGATTATTGCTCCGCCAAAGTAATCGCGCATCTTCCCAGCGCCATACCCCGTAATTGTGCCTTCTGCGCCAGTAGCGTAGACAATGCCGCCATCTGACGTTCTGAATTCATCCTTGGCTCTTGAGTCGTTCTGCATCATCACATGCGGGAATATCTCGGCGTATTTCTCGTGCTGCATTATTGCGCGTGTTGCATACGCGTTTGCTGTAGCAAGTCGCTTTGAGTACGACGCGTGAATAAACTCAGAATCAGGGAAGTTACCCATGCACCATGCCATAAAATTAATCACAGCTAACTCTGTTTTACCTGAGCGTGGCGGCACGTTTATTATAAGTCTCTTTATTTGCCCAGTAACGATACGCTCAAGTGCATTGCATATTATGTCTTGGTGCCAATTATGCTTTAGGTCAGCGCCTTTTCTTGCGCTGAATAGCGTGCGGGTAAACATGAGTAAATCTGTGCGGTTATCAGCTATCTCATTCGGCGTCATACTTTGCGCCCTTACTTAAGTTGTCTTTAGCCCATAATGGCTGTAGATTATCTAAAGCGTTTATAACTTTTGGATCTGTTTCACCCTCTGAAATAAAGACAGATACGGGCTTTATATGGTCAATATGCCATTCTCCGTGATTTTTCCAGCTCATCCCCTCAGTGAACTTTGATTCCATGTTTGCTCTCAACTCATCTTTTGAGTATCCAAGCTCTAATTCTGTTTTGGTTTTCTTCTTTCTGCCAGTTATTAGAATTATTCTTGCAAGAAGTTTTCTGCACAATATGTAAGGCTTGTTGTCTGGGTTTGCATTGAATTTTCTAGAGTATCTTCTAGATATAGACCTCCTTTTCTCAGGATTGTCACTAGCCCATTTAGCCGCGTACTCTATCTTTTTTTGTTTCGCATTTTGATATTCTTTTTGTCTGCAACCTGGATTGTCCCTTCTCCATTTTGCCGCCCTTTCTATTGCTGCCTGTTTGTTTTCTTGGTAGTACTTCTTTGACTTCTCTCTGTATTCAGGGTCTCTTTCCAGCGCCCTTTTGTATAAAACATCATAACCTATCTCTGCCGCCTTTTTGTTGTTATACGAGTTCCTGCAAGACTTGCAGTGCGACATTTTGCCTGATTTTTTTGATTTGCAATTATGGAAGTCATCGAGTGACTTGATGGTTTTACATTTTGTGCATTGTTTCATGTGACACCTCTGCTAAAGGTTAGCTTGAAGGGATTGCGGCAACCACTAGCAAGGTGGATTTCGTCTGGCCGGACTAGCCGCAACTTTGATTATACTTACTTGTGTTTATTTCTCAATGCTTCAAGCACAGCTTGGCTGTTGTCTTTTGGTGACATAGTACCATCGGATGATTTGTGGTCGATTTCCTGCTTGGCTGAATGGTGCTTGCTTGCCATGCGCTCAGCAGCCCACTTGTAAGCATCCATCATCACTTTTGCAGCTTGCGGCTCAATCATGCCGCCTTCAATCATTTCAGCGATATCAATCATACGGTCAGCGTGAGCAAAACCAGCAGCTTCTCTCGCACTTGCGTATTGTGCCCAAAACTCAGGCTTTCCAACTATCCAGCGGCACACAGTAGACGTAGACGGCTTTGATTCTATACGGCAGTACTCGCGCAATGATTTACCGCCAGCGATATGCTCACATATCTCTTTCGCTATTTCATCTGAGTAAATTGTAGGTCTGCCACCGGCCATATAATCAACACCGTTAATTAGTCAGCCTTAAATATACCACATGATAGGATAAAAAAAAGCCCTGCGGATAACAGGGCAACTGGAGGGGAAGAAACAAAATGATTTACTCACTAACACCATAGCGGGTTAGTTGTGTGGTGTCAATCATTAACCACTAACGGCTGATAACTAACACCTACCGGCAACTGCATAAAGTCCAGTTCATATTCGCTATACATCCATTGTTGAAATGCGTGCTCGGCTTCTTGGAGATTGCGTGCGTCGTATATGTCGCACGAGTACTCCTTGCCGCTGATTGTTGTAGATGCGCGGTAGTTCACGACAACAACCCCCCAACCCAGCATAAACAGCCACACAGCCCACCCGAAACACGTCGCCGCAACATTACCTTTCGTCTGCTCGATATACTCACCCTATGCAAGCTCAAGCGATGCCCAGGCTATACCGGCGAATGTGACTACCATGTATGTGTAATAGAATTCGTTCATTTCCTCGCCCTCCAACTCTTCTTAGCTTTATGTATCGCTGTAAACGCTTCGATATTGTCGTTTACCACACGATACGCGTATTGTGGGTGACAGCCTACCGCATTCGATAATGACAGCACCGTGCGATGTTTACCCGTTTTCGCCTCTGCGATGATTGCAGGGGCTATTGTGCCGTATCGTTTCATTCCTCTTCCTCACAGTCCAGTATCTCTGCGTCGTACCAATAACTGTCAACGTACTGTGCTTCCGCATGTGCCATTGCTTTTGCGTCATCCGCATTATCAGCCTCAACCCACAATTCATCTTCCATCATCATTTGTGTTTTTACTAAATATTTCACACCCTACCCCCATTCTCTGCGTATTTGCGCATAAGTTCCGGATGATTGAAAATCTCAAATGCTACCTTGTGCGTTTTCAATCCCGTTACCTGCGCGATTTTAATGTAGCTACGTGCGCCGTCTTGTAGTGCGGCGCTCACTTTGCGGTAGTGTTTGTTCATAGAAAGTCTGACCAATCATAACCAACCGGCATTTCTTCAGACGTAACGATATGATTATAAATCTCGTCTTTCGCCAACTTGTCGAATAGCTCTTGATTCAACTGCCCGATATCAGTGCCAGCCATTGATATTGCAATCAGCCTGCGCATTTCTTCCGACTCGCACATAGAGCCAATAACGGTTCCTCGTGACACGATGTGAGTGTTATTGCAGTATCTCCACTCCATCGATTTACCATCTGCAACGCGCTCTGCCAGCCTCTCGGCGATATACCATAGGTTATCATTGCTGATACTGTCATAAGTCAGTAGCGTTGCTTCTGGCTCGTCTGGTAACTGTCTGTCGTATGCGGTTTGCAAGTTTGTGAATTTTAAGCCGGTCATAATTAAAGCCACCTCTTTTCGCCGTTGGTGAAGTGAATGCAAACTTCCTTCCCTTCCTTCATCCAGCGCATAAAATTAAATTCATCTTCCAGCAAATCTGTGCCGGAGTACATTGGCGACTCTGTAGCATCGCTATCATCGCATTCGTACCACCTTTCGCCACAGCATGGACAATAGCCACTTTTTCCGCCTTCAAAATCCCCAACAAGGAATAGCAACTTTTCATTAGCTTCATGCGACGAGTTAGCCTCAATAATAACGTGACGAGTAATGCCGTCATCCTCGTCAAAATCAAAGTGACCGCCGCTGTTGTTTTGCGTAAAAGTATAAAACGCCATTTTCATCCCCTCCATTAGTTTCACCCATTATAACGGGTTAATTTTGTTTTGTGGTTTGACCAGTTAGTCGTCGCACCAAGCCTCGACATCTTCCCATTCGCCGTCTTGAATATCCCCTTTACTCATTATGTTGCCAACAATATCTGTACCAAAGTCTTCTAGGTCATTTTGAAACTCGTCGAATTCCTCCTCTGTCATATCTACCACTTTTGAGTACCTGATTATTTCTGTCGCCGTAATTCTTACTTTCATCACTTCACCTCGTAGTTTTCAAGAATGTAAAATGGCGATGCATCTTCGCTAACAGCCTTATTCCAAGCCTCAGCCTTGCTGATGGATGGTTTGCGTTTCTTCCATGTTGCGCTTGAGCCAGACTTGCTTACACGCTCCCACTCAAAACCGTTGGCATCGGTTATAATGTACGGCAAACCCTCGCTGACATCTTCGTGCGGGTCTTTTTCACCCTTCCTCCGCTCTACCTCTGCTTCGAATTCTTCGCGGGTGCAGACCGTATCACTTACTTTAACTCTGGTTAGCGCAAAATTATAACCAGTCCAAGATACGTATTTACAATCTTCTGCTCGACTTGGCCATTCGAATTTAAAAGCTTCAACCGCATCGCTCACCGTTTTGCGTGGTTGTGTGGCAGCGTTATAGCCAGTCGATTTTTCGTTAACCGATACTGGCTGAATTCTGGATTCTATGTAATTAATCCAGTCATAAATTTTTTCTGCATCACCGTGATTCAATTTAATTTCTGGAAAAGTATCTAGCATTTCGATTAACTCAGTTGGTCTTTTCATTTCCCTTCCTCCAATTTCTCTAACCGAACAGCTAAAACCTGCTCGCCGTTTACAGGCAACCGCCCTTTTGACTTAATCCATACCTGGCCGTCTTTGTCGATTAATGCGCCTGCTTTAATCCAGCGGCGTAGTTGCGTGTCAGCTATACCAGTTTCTTTTACTGCGCGGTATACGCTGCCGTAGGTTTGTTTGATGTGTTGTGATAGTGGTGCAAGTGAGCAACCTCTAACTCTTGTCAACTCATAGTCAACCTCCACTATCACCTCATCTTCAATTAACGGGCAAGGTCCATTTAACGCAGCCTCAGCGCAGGCAACCATTAATGCCCAATCTTTTAAACATTGATCATTCATGCTTCATCCACCACAAATTGAATATTTGCCCACTGCAATACATATGTGTCTATTTCTTCACCATGGCTGCTGCAGCTAAATCCGCTGCCATCATAAGTGACAACTTCATACCCGTGTTCAGACCATAGCGGACAATAAGCAAGTATTGTCGAGTACTTCGGGATAGGGTGAACCCCATCGTTTTTGTGCCATTGTATTTTGTACATAAAATAAAACTGCAGCTTATTGGGCTGCAGCCATCCAATCCTGGGTTAGGTTTAAATTTTCAACTGAAACATCGTTAAAGGTTCTAAAACATTTTCCAGCAACGTACCAGCGTAACTGAGGGTTGCACTTACGGCCTTTTGCTTTATAGCCAGTCTTTACCACTTTAAAAGCGCGCTTACCTTTAGGCGTTAAATCTGCAGTTGTGTTGATTACGATAGCTGGCATCTTCATTTATTATCTCCTCTAGTTGATGATTCAATTATACCTACTCATTTTTGTTTGTCTACACTTTTTTGTGTTTTATTCTCTGGCCGTACCACTTCACACTCACACCCCGGAAACCGCTCCTGCAAACTCTGCTCGATGTCGTCGGCATCGGATAGCATGGCGAATTGGTATTGCTTGCCTTTGTAGGTGAGTTTTATTTGGTAGGGTTTCACTCAATACGACCCACATACAGCTTCCCGTCAACAACTTTTGTTTTGAATTTATAGCCAATATCGCTGGCTATTTTGCTTAGATTCATTCTAAATCTTGATACTGGCCTATCGCCAATATTTACAATTTTTAAATCATCAACTTTCATATCTTCAACTTGCGACTTAACAAAGTTTCTGTAATTCATGCTTTCCATTTTTCCAAAAAAATCTGTGGCTTTCATATATAAATCTCTAGTTGTTAAATTCATATTTATTATTTCAAATAATACCTAATCCATCAACAATATTATGAAATAGTAAGAGTTAGTTTTTTAACCACTATCTCTTAACTATAATAAACTCTTTATAATACATATACTTATAACTACTATAATAAGACATAGTGACATAGTAGAGATAGTTATAGATATATTTTAGTAGTAGTAAAAGTAGTGTATAAGTGATTTTCTATCTCTTTTAGTAGTGTTATTTTTATATGTATCTTAGGAAAATCCACTATCTCTACTATCTCTTCTAAGTCTATGATTTCATTAAACTTTAAGACATAGTGGCTTTCACTATCTCACTATCTCTTAAATGAAAAAAGGCGCTAATGCGCCTTAATTCGATATTTCACAGTTTTTCGCCGGTTCCTGTTTTCTGATTCATACTCATAATTTTCTACCAGTCCTTTTTCGGTTAATGCCTCCAGAACGCTTCTGACCTCCTCTTTTTTGTGCGGCCTGCAGCGGTTAAATATAACACCCTGAGTTTCACCGTCAGCGCTGTTTTGTAGTATGTCTTGAATTTTTACGGCGATAGAATCGTTTGGCGACTCGTCTTTAGTAATGTTAGAAAGCGCCAGTCGCATTTTACGCTCGCAATCAGACTTAGCTAATGCGTAAGCCCATTCTACGTGTTCAAGCGTTCTAACGCCTTCGCTGATAGATAAAACGAAGCTGACCTTTGCGCATAGCTCATAGCCACGTCTAGGGATAGCTTCCAATCCGCTGTCTTTCGCATCCTCTGCCATTTGCCAGAACTCGTCTATTATTTCATCAAGCCTGTCTGCAGCATCATCCATTGTGCTAATTGGCTTTTTGTCTGCGTAGTTTTCTATGCGCGTTCCACCCAACACGTCAAACTCGCCTAATGCGAACAGCTGGCTTAATTGCGCTGCCAAGTGCGCTGGTAGTTCTTTTTGCGTGCGTTTTCGGTTTGGTTTCGGATTGGTCTCAGGTTCGTCAAATATCATTGCGCGTGATAAAAACCCGTTAGTGGCTGTCTCAAAGTCAATCAGGCTATTAAAGGTGACGGGCGTTGTGTAGCCTATAACAGAAAGAAACGGAGCCTCGATGCCGCTTGAAATATTATTAAGTGCGCGTTGTATCTGTGGAACCCTCCTGGCGCATACGCCGCTTGAATCCTCATTTTCTTCTATGCGCTTTTCACATGATGACAATTCATTTTGTAGCTCTACGCGTAACGCCTCCTTTACGTCTCCACTAACGGGAAGGAATGAATCTGCTTTGCTGTAGCCACTCATAATTAAGCCGATAACACCCTCAAGGTATGACGCGTTGCGGCTGTTCATTATCTTACGCAGTACCAGTCCCATCTCGTCGATGCTATAGAAAGCGGCCTGGTGTCGAGTAAGGTTTCTTACTATTTCTTGTTCCGACTTAATGGCGCCATGCATCGCATCAATTAAACCTGCTGCGCGTAAACAGTCAGCGAAGCATTGCTGTATATGCTCTTTGCCAGTGGAGGAGCCAGCAACGCAGAAGCTAATAAGATTTGCGGTCATACCGTCGCGCTCGTCGATGTATTTTAGGCCAGCTATATTGCCAACCGCCTGAAGCGCTGCAGCAACTGCCAGGTTTTCGCGCTTGTAACGTGAGCTATCGTTTATCCATTTTGCAATCTCTCCCACAAGACCAGGCGGGCGCTTCAAGTCAACCATTGGATTAGAACCGGTTGGCTGCTCGTCGTATTCAAAGGTCACTGGCTGTTTGTATCCGCCCTCTTCTGCGTAATGAATAAGCGTGCCCATTTGAACTGGGTTACTGCATTTACCAAAGCTGTGCCAGTGGCGCTGTATGACATCAAAGCCAGGGTACTTTTCGCCTCGACTGCTCCATGTATCGAATATGTCGATACCATCACCGTTAAATGTGTGATGGATAGCCATGCCGCATCGTATCCAGGTATCGTAGTCAGTGTCTGGTGAAATGTAAGACAGGATATCCGAACACTGTTGCTGTGTCATATCAATAACGCCACGGGGGGTGTGGGCGCGATATGTGTCTGGTTTCTTTAGTAGCTGCAGCAAACCGGCAGGAGGATCTGAAATGTCTGACGCGCTACCATGCAGGACTTCATACTCCATGCCGCTTTTATGTAACGAAGATGGACCAACTACATACCCGCTACTTTTAAAATCAATACCTCTGTATTTCTCATGATGCTGCTTTAGTGCGGCGCCACTGCCATTTTTAAAGTAAAGGTGCATGGAGCCATTCCCGCTACCTGTAGCAACTACTAGTCCGGATTCACTTAACAAGTCGCAGTCAAGGTCGTGACAAAGCTTCACAAACGAGTCCACACCGCCATTCCTTGCATCAACATCTATTACTAGTAAACCAGATACCAGAACACCGTAACCGGTAGAAAAGTGGCCCATTTCCTCCATGGTTTCTAATTGCTCGTCTGACCAATCTGGGGTGTGCTGCCAATTGCTATTGCATGGGTGCTTTCCTATAGCCTCACATTCTTGGTCTCCACAAGCGCACTTGCCATTAATAATTTGGTGCAAGCCAAATACCTTGTAGCCTTCTTCCACGAAGTCGTAATGATTAGCCATGTTATTGCTCCACCCAAGTTAACACGTCTGGCCGCAACTCCTCTTTTTTGAAGTAGCCTTTTGTCAGCCTTTCAACTTCTATAGCCATGGTCGCTGGTATCCTCCCTCTTTTTTCCCAATACTGCACAGCTTGTCTTGTTACGTTAAGCTGCTCAGCAAGCCTGGCCTTACTTCCTACCCATTCTATGAGCCGGTTAAGCTCAACCCTTTGCTGTATCTCTATATGTTTAGCTGATTTCATATTTTTACCTGATGTTTTACATTTTATTTTACAAAGTGTTTGACAAGCATAATTCAATAGTTCTATGATTACAACCGTTGAAGAGAGAAAGAGGAGGATATTATGTCTTTACTATCAACAGTGTCTAAACCAAAAAACCGGCCTGTCATAGCCACTTTTCTAGGTGACTCGGGCCTTGGCAAAACATCAACCGCCGCAACATTCCCAAAGCCAATTGTTATTCGTGCTGAGGATGGACTGCAGGCAATCCCAGAAGCGCATCGCCCTGATGCATTCCCAACATTAACCAAAGTCGACGACTTATGGGAGCAATTGACAGCGCTAGTTAAAGAGGAGCACAACTATAAAACATTGGTTGTTGATTCTGTTACTGCGTTAGAGCGTTTATTTATTCAGCATGTCATTGAAAGTGACCCAAAACAGCCTCGATCAATCAACCAGGCATTAGGCGGATACGGTGCGGGGCTTGCAGCAGTGGCAGCCATGCATCAGCGTGTGCGAAAAGCGTGTGGTGTCCTAAATGAGCGCAAAGGTATGCATGTTGTATTTATCGGCCATGCCGACACAGAAACGATTGAGCTGCCAGACCAGGACGCTTACACGCGGTATAGCTTGCGCCTTGGTAAGAAGTCAGTAGCGCCTTATGTTGATGATTCTGACATTGTAGGCTTCATTAAGCTAACCACATTCACTACAGGCGATGGTGAGCGCAAAAAGGCAATTTCTGACGGAAGCCGTCAGCTTGTTTGTTATGCGACTGCCGCAAACGTATCAAAAAACCGCTTTGGCATTACGGATGATATTCCTGTTGAGCTAGGCAAAAACCCATTAGTTAACTTTGTTCCATCATTAAAAGAAGGTAAATAATTATGTCATTTTGGAATCTATCAGATAACAGCGAAAACCTGCAAAACAACAACGGAACATTCGACGCTGGCGGCGGCGAAATGGAGCCAATCCCAAAAGACACGCAAGTAAAGGCGGCGTGTGAAGAAGCTAAGTGGGATTCATACGAAGGTGATGAATACATCAATCTTAAATGGACGGTCCTGGCGCCAGCGGAATATAAAAACCGCAAAATCTTTCAGAAAGTGCGCGTTATGGATTCTGACACCAAAAAAGCGGACAAGGCAAAGCGTATGCTTGCTGCGATTGCCGCCAATGCTGGTGGCGGGTTATTGAAAGTTGAAGGCAAGCCGACCGATATGGACCTGCAAAAGAACCTAGCAATGAAGCCCATGGCGCTAACACTGCAGGTGTGGGAGATTGAAAAATCAGACGGCACGGGCAAGGCAAGTGGAAATTGGGTGCAGCAAGTGGCGCCATTAAAAACGCAAGCGCCAGTTGAAGAGGCGCAGAAAGGTAGCGTAGACCCAGATTTGGGCTGGTAATTTTAATGGGCGGTTCGCCGCCCTATATAGGAGGATTTATGGAGCAACGTACAAACGAATGGTTTCAGGCTCGTAAAGGCCGCATTACTGGAAGCGTAGTAGGTGCTATTTTAGGGTTGGCGCCTTATATGACGCGTGATGATGTTATGCGTCAAATGGTGCGTGAATACCACAATCAGGAGCGTGAGTTTAAAGGCAATGCCGCGACGCAGTGGGGCACGGCAATGGAGGAAACGGCAAAGGCTGATTTTGAAATAACGTGCGGGCACGATGTAGAAGATGCGCCGTTTGTCCAGTGGGATGAAGATTGGCTTGGCGCATCACCGGATGGCTACGTTGGTGACAATGAGTTGCTAGAAATAAAATGCCCGTATGGTTTACGCAATCAATATCCGACCATCTTTAAGAGCATTGATGAGCAGCCGCATTACTATGCTCAAATTCAAATTCAACTGCTTGTTACGGATCGCATAGGGTGTTATTTCTGGCAATGGTCACCGCACGGAAATCAATCTGAATACGTTCCGTTTGATCCGCTATGGATTGATGAAAACCTTCCAAGGTTGCGCGAGTTTTACGCGGAATACTTAAACGAGCGCGAGCACAACGCGTGGAAATACATTACAGGCGGCGAAGTAGCAAAGCGCTACCAATTGGCAAAGGCTGCGCTTGAAGTGGCTAAAGTCGAAATGGAAGAAGCAAAAGAAGCACTGATAGCTGCCACCAATAACGAAGGTGGGAAGATTGGCGACTTAACTATTACGCGAGTAAAGAAGAAAGGTGCCGTATCTTATCAGAAGGCACTTAAAGAGTTGGCGCCAGATGCTGACCTAGAAGTTTATCGTGGTAAAGATAGCGAGTATTGGAGGATTAGTTAATATGCCATTGCGCGACTACCAACAGGAATCTCTAGATAAAGCGATCGATTGGCTAAAAACGTCTTTTGAGCCTGGAGTTCTAGACCTAGCAACTGGAGCAGGGAAAAGCCATATAGTCGCGGCATTGGCAGAATGGGCAAGCAAAGCAAGCGGTAAAAAGGTGCTTTGCTTGGCCCCTTCCAAAGAGCTAATAGAGCAGAACAGAGAGAAGTTTTTAGCAACTGGAAATCCTGCCAGTATATTTAGTGGCAGTGCTGGTAGAAAATGTCTAAAACATAATGTTGTGTTTGCGACTGAAAAAACCGTGCTGAACGAAATAAACAAATTCTGTGGAAAGTTTGGGTTGATAATTATTGATGAATGCCACCGGATAACGCCGACAATTAAACAGATAATTTCACACATAAAAAAACAGAATAACAAGGTGCGCGTTTTAGGGTTAACAGCCACGCCTTACAGGTTAGGCACTGGCTACATTTACCAATACGGGGAGGACGGGGCGCCAGTTGCTGAAAGCGAAACGCGGGAGCCATATTTTAACAAGTTAATATTCCGAGTTCCTGCGCAACTTTTAATTGACAGAGGCTACCTGACGCAGCCGCACGCCGACCCTGACGTTATTGACCATTACGATACGACGGCGTTAGAGCGAAATTCCACCGGAGCATTCACTGCAGCAAGCCAGGAAAAAGCATACGAAGGTAAGGGTCGGTTAACATCTAAAATAGTTGCCGATATAGTTGAGAAATCTCGCTATAGAATGGGCGTGATTGTTTTCGTGTCGAGCGAAGCGCACGGGAAAGAAGTAATGGAGTCACTTCCAAAAGAAAACAGCCGCATGCTAACTGGAAAGGTTAGCAAAAAAGAGCGTGAGAGACATATTGCAGATTTCAAGGCGCAAAAGTTCAAATACTTCGTCAATATCCAGGTATTAACAACCGGATTTGACGCGCCGCATATCGACGTAGTGGCCTTACTAAGACGCACCGAGTCCGTAAGTCTACTGCAGCAAATGATTGGCCGTGGATTGCGATTGCACGACCATAAAAAAGATTGCTTGGTTTTGGATTATGCAGAGAATATTGAAAATCATTGCCCAGATGGTGATTTGTTTAACCCAGATATAAAAGTTTCCGGAGGAACAGGCGATGGCGAGCCTGCAGAGATAATCTGCCCAAGCTGCGGAACTGCAAATTTATTTAAGTTGCGCCCAAATGATGAAGGGTTTGAATTTGACGAAAACGGGTATCTGATAGATCTTGAAGGTAATCGTATAATGACAGATGAAGACCAGCCTATGCCAGCACACTGGGGACGCCGGTGCTTTGGTCAATCAATAATTAGAGGAATAAGCGACAGGTGCGAATACAGATGGTCGCACAAGTTGTGCGAAGATTGCGGCCATGAGAATGACATAGCCGCTAGGGTTTGTGAGCAATGCAAAGGTGAATTGGTGGACCCAAATGAGAAGCTAAAAATTGAGTTCGCCAGGATAAAAAAAGACCCATACACCCCAACTATTGACCGTGTTTTGTCATGGAATGTTAGGCTAACAAAGAGCATGAAAGGCAATGAAGTTATACGAGTGACTTATGTCACTGAATGCCGTACGTTTGAAATGTTCTACAGCCTGAATATGCGTTATGAATGGGTTCCATTTTGCAGGGCCACACTGGGAAGAATTGTTGAATCTGAGCAAGATTACATCGAAGCGCATTGGGCTGGTGAAGCGGTAATGCCAGAAAACATAAAAGCATATCGTGAAAATAAAAAATCACGATTTTACAGAATAGAGGGATATAACTATGAAGATACCGAAGTGGCTGCCTAGTTACGGCGACATGGAATTTAGGGGCAAATGCCCATTAGAAAGCGCTGAGCAGATAACGCTATTTAATATTATCAGAAAGCGTTACCCACAAGCTATCCATCCGAGAAATGAAGGAAAGAGAACGCACAACCAAGTTAAGCGTCAAAAAGCGGAAGGTATGACGCCAGGCGCGAGCGATTTAATTATACCTGCAGCGGTATGTTTCGTTGGTGAATTAAAGCGACAGGATCACACGCAAAGCGTTTGGCAAGATGGGCAAATAGAGTATTTAGAAAATGCAAAAAATGACGGCGCATTCGTATGCGTGGCGTTTGGATATAAAGCAATGTTAGAGGCCATAAGAGAATGGGAAGAATTGAACAATCAAATCAAATTGATGATATCTTCGAAGGAAAGTTAGCTGTGCCAGATGCTGACCAAGAAGTTCAAACATGGTTTGAACTTACCGTTTATAACCTGGCTATGCAGATAGTGAAGGCGCCCACAGAGAAAAGAAAAGAACTAGCAGAAATGGTAGATCCGCAATGGCGAGATGATGTTTTGCCATTAGCTAGGAAGTTAGTCGCCACTGGTCAAACCACCTTGGCGCGTAGAGATGGTATATTGTAGGAAATGGAGGGGAAATTATGACACAAGACGAATTTTTAAAGATGGGATGGGGCGCAAGCTCAAAATGCAAAGTTATTGATAGCGGCGAGATTCTCGATGTTGTTAGCGTTAACTTTGGAGAGAGGTTAATAGGACTTGATAGGTATGACGACATTGATGACCTTGCTTGGTTTAGATGCGAATCGGTGGAGGTTGTTTGATTATGACAAAACAACAACTACTAGCGCTGTTGCGTGAGGCGTTCAATATGGGCTATGAATCAAGCAGCCGATATCATTGCGACATTGCAGGAGATTTAATGAACGACCATGGTTTTATTGACTTGGTAGAACACACAAACCGCGTAGGTGATTTGGAGTTGCCTGTGCTTTCATCTGACACCCAATGCGAGCATGAATATGTCACTGGATATGACCATGGCACATGCAAAAAATGCGGATGGATATTCACTGACGGCGGATGGGGAATTGCTAAACGAATGTGGTTTAAAAGCCTTGATGATGCAAAGTTCTATAAGCAGCATGGTCGACTACCACAACCACCGGAGGGAGTATGAGTGAGTTAAAGCCGTGCCCGTTTTGTGAGGGGAAAGCAAGATTTGAAAGGATTGGAAATGCAAGGCGTTCGACGGTTGTGGTTTGCGAGGATTGCGGCTGTAGGCATGAATCAGGGTTTGTCGGACATATG